TCCTTGAGGCTATTGCCCCGGTTCGTTTCAGCCATTTCTCAGACGGTACAGATACGTACGAGTTTCTAGGTCAGGTTTACCGCTACGAAGTTGGTGAGCCTGTAGGAACCCCGGTCGTGAACCCTGTTATCCGTTGCCTTGCTACTGAAGAGTCGCAGGCTGGTAACACTTATGACAACGTTTATTACAACTTTTCAGAAGGTCCTCTAGCGGCTATTATGAGCCGTGATGATGCTGGTCTAACACGAATCAACCTACCTAACGGTGGTGAGATTGTTCCGTCTACTGCGTCTAACAGTTCTAAAGATGGTGGAAAAGAAACCTTTTCGGTTTTTGACGAAACTCACCTTTACATCCTGCCGCAGTTAAAACGTATGTATCAGACCGTTCGCCGTAACCTTGCTAAACGTAAGGGTGCTGAACCTTGGTCCCTTGAGACTTCTACTATGTATATGCCGGGTGAAAACTCGGTAGCAGAAGAGACGCATAATCTTGCTAAAGCTATCGCTGAAGGTAAGACTAAACGTCAGCGTCTACTCTTTGACCACCGCGAGGCAGACCCGGACATCGACCTTACTGACGAGCCTGCTGTACGCGCCGGTTTGCGTGAGGCTTATGGTCCGTTCGCTGACATTATGGACATTGACCGTATCATAAACGAAATTTATGACCCGCGAAATGACCCGCAAGATTCCCGCCGCTATTATTTTAATCAACCAACATCGTCTAAAGATGCGTGGATTTCAGCGCCGGAATGGAACGCGTGTTCAAGTGTTAAAGAAATTGCTAAGACTGACGAAATTACTCTTGGGTTTGACGGTTCTCGTAAGCGTTCTCGCGGCGTTGCTGACGCTACTGCTCTTATTGGGTGTAGGGTTTCTGACGGTCACCTCTTTGAAATAAAGGTTTGGGAACAACCGGACGGTCCTGCGGGAGACGATTGGGAAGTCCCTACTGAGGACGTAGATTTCGAGGTCCGTAAGGCTCACGAGATGTACAAGGTTGTAGGTATGTTCGCTGACCCTGCCAAGTGGGAATCTTATATCGCTGCGTGGGAATCTGCGTTCGGTAAAACCTATAAAGTGAAGTCAAGTCTTAACCACCCTATCGAATGGTGGATGAGCGGTAACCGTTCGTATCTTGTCGTTCGCGCTCTTGAGCAGTTCCAAAATGCGGTAGTTGACAAAGAGTTAACTCACGCAGGGGACCGCGCTACTACACGTCACATTTTGAACGCACGTCGTCGTATTACCCGTGGCGGTTTGACAATCGCTAAGGAACATCCCGATTCTCGTAACAAGATTGACGCTGCCGTAGCATCGGTTCTAGCGTATCAAGCAAGACTGCAAGCCTTGTCTAAAGGGCAGGCTACCAAAAACACGTTTATTCCGCGCCGTATCAGATAGGAAATTTCTTTATGGCTACTGACCTTACTAGAGGGCAGCAGGCTCTTATTCGAGACCTAGCGCACGACCAAGCCGAATACAACCTACTAGAACGCTACTATGAGGGTGACGCGCCACTACCCGAAGGCGCTGAAGGCGCTTCGCAGGCGTACCGTCGTTTTCAGAAAAAGTCACGTTTGAACATCGCGCAACTTGCTGTTGCTGCAACTCGTGAACGTATGATTATTGAGGGTTTCCGTACTGGTGCTACTGGTGACGAGAATGGTGACATTCTTGCCCGCCGTTTGTGGAAGGCTAATAACCTTGACGTTGGCGCTGCTGACGCTCATTCTATGATGCTTACGTTTGGTGAGGCTTACGCGATTGTAGGTCCACCTAACGCGTTTGGTATCCCGGTAGTTACTATCGAGGACCCTCGTCAGATGGAAACTAACCACGACCCTAAAGACCCTCGCGTTATTACTGAGGCTGTCAAAATTTGGCGCGACAAGGAACTAGAACTAGACCTAGCCTACTTCTATTACCCTACCCGCATTGAAGTTTTTGTTAAGGCTTCAGACTCATCGCTTTATTCAGTTGATAACTGGATTTACCGCGAGGACCTATCAAGCGATAACCCTCTAGGCGAAGTGCCTGTAGTGAAGTTCGAGAACATGGACGGGGAAGGCGAATTTGAGCCTTACCTAGACATTATTGACCGAATCAACCACATGATTTTGCAGCGTGTAATTATCGCTACAACTCAGGCGTTTAAGCAACGTTGGATTAAGGGCGACCTTCCAACTCACGACGCTGACGGTAACGAGGTTGACTATAACGGTCTGTTCACTTCATCGCCGGGTTCTATGTGGATTATCCCTGAGGGTGCCGATATTGGCGAGTCTACTCAGACTGACATTCAGGGAATCCTTGCAGCGGTTCGCGCTGACATTCAGGACTTTGCTGCCATGACTCGTACGCCTATGCACTATCTATCCCCTGAGGGTGCTAATGGTTCTGCTGAAGGTGCGTCTCTTGCCCGTGAGGGTCTAGTCTTTAAGGCTGAGGACCGCATGAACCGCGTAACCTCTTCGTGGTCTAAGGTTATGTCTCTAATGTTTAAGTGGATTGGCGATAATGAACGCGCTAACCTACTTGACCTAGAGCCTATCTGGAAGCCTGCGGAACGCTACTCGCTTGCTGAACGTGCGGATGCTAACTCTAAGTTGCAGGATGTACCGTTTAGAATGAGAATGGCAACCGTAATGCAGTACACCCCGGAAGAGATTGCTGAAATGGAAATCGAACGTGCTGGGGAAACTCTTACTCAGGCTCTACTAACAGGTGGTACAGGTGCCAACACGCAAGGAACTGTCTGACGCTTATCAAGCGGTATCGCAAGGTCTACTTAATCAGGCTGGTGCGGTCGCTCGTAACGCGTTTTTAAACCTTCCGGATTGGCGCGATGAGGATAAGAATTTTTTTATCCAACTTATGACCGGTCAACTCTCTAGCATTAAACGGCAAGCCGCTAACGTGGCGTTGGCGTATAACAAAGAGATAGCCAAGATTAGCGAACAACCGTATAAGGTTCCTGTTGTTAAAAACTCGGACTTGACTACGCAGGCGCTTCGTAATGGTGCTACGGCTGAAATTGTTTATGCTCGACCTTTTACAGAGATGCGTACCGCGCTCTCTAAGGGTTTGGACATGAGCGTCGCTCTTGAACGTGGCGCTTTTCGCGCTGTTGATTTGGCTCGTACAGAAGTTCAACTTGCCCGCCGTAACGCTGGTCTAATCTCTAGAAACAGTAATACCAAGGTTGTAGGTTTCCTTCGAGTCCTATCAGGGTCCGAGAAATGCGCTCTATGATATGTTGCTTCTACGCAACGATACAACCGCGGAGACCTGCTACCTATCCATCCCGGCTGCGACTGCGGCGAAATGGAAATTTACGGCAATACTGATACTGGTCAAATCATTGACCAAGAGCGACTTGACGCAACTCACCAAGCAATTCTTGATAGGTTTGGTAGGTTTGACGTTAGCGCTCGTGAGATTGATTACCGTCAGATACAGATTCACGACCACGGCGAACTAGGACCGGTGCTAACTGTAAGAGGTCAGCACTTTACTGGTCCTGAAGATTTATAGATTTCGGCAAACCTGCCGATTGCTCGTAATGAGCGCAAACAATCCGAAACGGAGAGTAAAATCCATGTCAGATGAAATCGTAGAAACAGACACTATTGATACTGAGACCGAGGCTACTGAAACGGTAGACCTTAATTCTGAGGTTGAAAAGTGGAAGGCTCTAAGTCGTAAGAACGAGGCTCAGGCTAAGGCTAACGCTCAGGCTGCAAAGGAACTAGAGGCACTTAAACAGGCTTCCCTATCAGACCAAGAGCGTCTAATCGAAACGACTAAAGCGGAGACCCGTCAGGCTGTACGTCTAGAGTACGCTTCTAAACTTGCTGAGGCAGAACTAAAATCTGCTCTCAATGGCAAGGTGCTAGAAGGTAACTCTATTCTCAATTTTGACAAGTCTAATTTTATTGACGAAAACGGCGATGTAGATTCAACCGCTATTCAGGCGTGGGTTGAAGCGCACACTAAAACCGCTGAGGTTCCCCTACCGGATTTGGGTCAGGGCATCCGCAGTAAAACTATTTCAGGCACGTCGCAGATTCGCTCTCGTGACGAACTATCAAACATGACCCCGCAAGAGATTCTGGCTGCCCGTACTGACGGTCGCCTAGATGCCCTTATGGGTAAAAACTAACCGAAAGGATACGCCTAATGGCTATCGACAACTTCATCCCGGAAATCTGGTCTGCTGGCGTTCAGCAGGCATTTTTTGCTAACCAGATTGTTATTCCAACTCTAAACACCGCGTTCTCAGGCGATGCTCGTAAGGGTAACACCGTACACATTATCAACGCGACCACCCCTACCATCGTTGACTACAAGGCTGCCGGTCGTGTTATCACCGCTGAGGCTCTTGCTGACACTCAGGTAGACCTTCTAATCGACCAGGAAAAGGCGTTTGCTGTTAACATCGACGACGTTGACGCTGTTCAGGCTGCTGGCTCGTTCGACGCTTGGGTTTCTGCTGCTGGTAAGGGTCTTGCTGAAGATGCAGAAACTTACGTAGTTGCTCAGTTGCTTGCTGGTGCTACCAACGGTCAGGAATCAACCCCTGTCGCTGTTGACACCGCTGACGAGGCTAAGGCTGCACTTCGCAAGATTCGTACCCTTATGGCTAAGGCGAAGGTGCCTACCTCGGACCGTTTCGTAGCCGTGAACCCGGCGTTTGCTGACCTTCTAATCTCAGGTCTATCTTCAGTTGCAGATTCAGGTTCAGCCGAGTCACTACGCAACGGACAGGTTACCCGTCTATACGGCATGACCGTTCTAGAGACCCCTGCGTTTGCTGAGGCTACCAAGCCGGTTGCAGTTGGCTACCACGCTAACGCTGCTGCGTTCGTTTCACAGATTGACAAGGTTGAGGCACTTCGCAACCAGTCAAAGTTCGCCGATATTGTCCGCGGATTGAACTGCTACGGTGCGAAGGTTACCCTTCCTACCGGTGTTGTAAAGTACGTTTCAGCCTAATAACTGAAAACTCATAACTGAATAGAGGGGTGCTGGCTCAGGCTGGCACCCCTCACCTCTTAAAACTGGAAAGGCTATGGAATGGCACTCGCTACCATCGCAGACGTTGAGGCTCGTCTAGGTCGACCTCTAACCGTTGCAGAAACCGCTAAGGCTACCGCATGGCTCGCAGACGCGTCGGCACTTTTCGTGCAGCGTTCTATTCAGACTTTTGAGGTGAGCGAATCAACTGTACGCCTCTTCCCTAAAGATGGAATCGTTAGGCTCGTGCAGCGTCCGGTTATCGCCGTAACCGAGGTCAAAGACATTAACGGCGTACCTGTAGATTTTACATGGGACGGTTTTCAGTCCCTTTACGACCTTGGCACCACGTTGCCGCTAAAGGTCACTTACGAGCATGGTTCCGACACTATTCCGGATGCCGTCGTTGCCGTTGTTGCTGGCATGGTTGCCCGTACTCTTAGCATTAGTCCACGCGCCGCTGCCGGTGTCACTTCTAAGATGGACGTTAACGGACCATTCACCGAGCAGGAATCTTACGCTGCGTGGGCTGTTGGTGGTCAGGTTATGCTCTCACCTGCTGAAGCGCAGGTAGCAGACTCTTACCGCGACCGTTCATTCCGTTCGACTTCGATTCTAGGAAATGGTACTTATGGAACTCGTTACCCTAACGCGACTCACTTCTAATACTGTAGATGAGTATAACCTTCCTGTAATCATCCGTACAGAAACCACTCTAAGCGCCGGTGTAGCACCCCGTACGTCGACTAAAACCGTTGGCGCGAGTGAAACTACCATCGTCGAGGGTTTAACCCTTTATTTGCCCGCTGGTACTGAGGTCCTCCCTACTGACGAATTTACAGTCCGTGGAGTTATGTATCTTATGGACGGTGAATCGTTTAACTGGGTTAACACTTTTAACGACTGGGCTGCTGGTGTTGTAGTTAACCTTCGTAGGTCGCAGAATGTCTAAAACCAAAATTCCTAATAGTAATAGTTATGTTGAACTGGACTATAAAGGAATGGGTGAACTACTCAAGTCCCCCGAAATTCAGGCGATGCTTCGTAACAAGATGCAAGCCGTACAAGGTGCGGTACCCGGTTCAGAACTTGTAGTTACTGTTGGTCGCACTCGTGCTAGAGCCAAGGTTATTAATGGTTCTGACTATGATGAAGCAAATACTGGTGAACTATCTAGAGCGTTAGACCTTGCTGGTGGCTCTCGTGGAACTCAAGTTCCCCCTAAATCAACTCGTAAACACGCATAGGAATTCAAATGGCTGATGCAGTTATCTTTAGTGACCTTATGGCTCACCTTGTCGCTCGCTTAGATGCTGCCCTAGTCGGAACAGACTTCGCCGGGGTACGTGTTTCCCCGATTGCTGACGAGTCTGTAACTCAGGTTATCCTTCGCCGTGACGGTGGTAACAAACTCTCCAAGACTGTTATGCAGTCTGTTATTGGGGTGAACGTGTACGCTGGCTCTTATGGTGAGGCTGAAAACCTATCTATTCTTATTCAAGCGCTATTTGAGAATCTGCCAGATGGTAACCCTATTACCTTTGTAGATGTTCAGGCGTACATTCAGGACGTATCTGACCTGAAATCTCAGAGACGCTTTATGCGTTTCGCAATAGACCACCGAGGAACTAACCTCGGATAAATTCGGCGCTGCCGATTCGGGTACCTAGTACCCCTAACCTATATAGGAGAAACACATGGCACTAGATAGCGATAACGTACGCGTTGCCGTGGCAGGCGCATTTTACTCAGCACCTACCACAACCGCAGCACCTACCGCTTCAGATTCAGCACTAACCGGCTTCGTTGACCTTGGCTACGTATCGGCTGACGGTATTGCAGAAACCACCGACCGTACCACCAACTCTATCCGAGCATGGCAGAACGGTTCACTCGTACGCGAGGTAGTTTCAGAGGCTTCATTCTCAGTAACTCTAACCCTTATCGAAACTAAGGAAGATGTACTAGAACTTTACTTCGGTGCAACTAACACCGGTGGCACCTTCTCGATTGACCCTTCTCAGTCAGGTGGACGCAAGTCGTTCGTTTACGACGTTATCGACGGTGCAACTGTCGAGCGTACCTACATCCCTGCCGGTGAAGTTACCTCAGTTGGTACCCGTACCCTTGCTGGTGGTTCAGAAATCGGCTACACCGTAACCATTATGGCTTACGCTGACGCAGGCGCTACCACCTACAAGAAGTTCTTTAGCATCCTAGAGGCTTAATAAATTTCGGACTGTCTGATGCGGCGGGCAGTCCGATTACTTGGAGGGGGGAACTACGGTTCCCCTCTCTACCCCGCAAACTTTTTAACCGCTTTTGAAAAGGAAAAATAATGTACAAGTTTGAACTAGACGGTAAGGCTTTTGAACTACCGGACTTTAACGACCTACCGCTAGGCGTTATCCGTAAATCTCGCAAGTTCGGTAACGACCTTGACGCTGCGTTCTCTATCATTGAGAACTGCGCTGGTGAGAACATGGAACTTATGGACGCTCTCGACGCTCTACCTATGAGCGAGTTTAACAAGATTCTAGAGTCTTGGACTAAGGGCGTACCTTTGGGGGAATCCTCGGAGTCCTCGAACTAATAGCAGATAACAGGGCGGCAGTCGTATACGATTTCCGTCACCGGTTCAACCTGTCACCTAAACAGTTTGGTGATGCGATTGGCTGGGATGAAGTTATCTTGTTGTTTAGCGTTCTGTTACAGGACCCTACTTCGTGGACTCAAACCGCTATTAATAAGTGGAAGCATCCTATTACTTATGATTGGGCTGTTCTTGCCGCTACTTACGACTTACACGCTGCTGTAAATAGTAAGAAAACCCCTACCCCGTTGCCTCGTCCGTGGGATGAACCTGAATCTAAGGGTTCTACACGTGCTGACGCTAGAAACATTTTGAAAAACGCTAAGGATGGAACCCTCGAATGGCAGAACAAGCGTACGCCTACGTAACCCTAATCCCTGTCGCTAAGGGGTTTCAGTCTGCTGTTGCTCAGGAACTATCTGGGCTTGGTGGTGTTGGTGACGGTATCGGCGCTAAGACTAGTGAGGGTTTCTCTAAGGGATTCTCAGGTGGTCTAAAGAAACTTGCTGGTGGCGCTGCTGCTATTTTTGCGGCTGTTGGTATTGGTGACTTTGTTAAGTCTGCTGTTTCTGCCGGTAACTCTCTTTACACCGAGTTCGAGGGTGTTAATCAGGTGTTTGGTTCTGCCGCTAAGAGCGTTCAGGACTTCGCTAAGGGTGCGGCTTCGTCTGCGGGTTTGTCTGAATCTGCTGCTCTTGGTGCTGCTAAGGGTTTTGGTGTTTTTGCTCAGGCTGCTAAATTGGGTTCGCAGGATTCTGCTAACTTTGCTACCAGTTTGGTGCAGGCTGCCGGTGACCTTGGTTCGTTCAACGGTGTAGATACTGCTGAAACTCTTGACGCTATCAAGTCTGCTCTTCAGGGTCAGACTGAACCGCTAACCAAGTACGGTATCCTTCTAAACGATTCCGCTATGCGTAGCGAGGCTATGGCTCTTGGTATCACGAACACTACTAAGAACGCTCTAACCCCGCAACAGAAGGTTCTTGCAGCGCACTCGCTTATTCTTAAGAACCTTGGTGCCGCTCAAGGTGACTTCGTAAAGTACGCTGACACGTTCGATAACGCGCAAAAGACTATGAGCGCAAACTTTGAGAACATGAAGGCTAACCTTGGTTCTCAGTTGCTTCCTGTTTTGGGTCAGGTCGTTGCAGCGATTAACCCGATTATTGTTAAACTTGGTCCTCTTTTGTTTGAGGTTTTCAAGTCTCTAACCCCGGTTATTACTGCTGTCACCAAGGCTATCACTTCTCTATTGCCTGCGTTGGACCCTGTAGTTGGCATCCTTGACGTTTTGGCTAAGGTTGTTAGCAGCCTTATCACTACTTTGTTGCCGCCGTTTATGCAAATCTTTAACGCGCTGGCACCTATCGTTTTGAAGATTGTTAAAATCCTTGGCGAACTAATCATTAAGTTAATGCCGTCATTGGCGTTAATTATTGATAAAGTCCTTATGCCTATCTTGGACATTTTTGTCGAGATGCTAGATAAGTACATCGTGCCTATTTTGGATTCGTTGGCAAACGGTCTAAGTCAACTCGTACCGATTATTGCTAATGGTGTAGTTTGGGCTTTTCAGGGTTTGCTTGCTATCCTTAAGCCGATTTGGGTTTTCCTTGAACCTTTGATTAATGGGCTTTTGGGTCTTGCCGGTATCAAGATTAAGCCGGTTATTAAAGTTGGTGACCCTAACGCTCGCTATTCTGGTATGACTGCGGCGGGTCAGGCTCAGGGTTACGGTTCAACTATGGACCAGTATCTTCCTGCTAGTGCTACCGCTATCGACTATTCTGGTCTAACTGGTGGCTCTACTGGTGCTAAGGATGCCGCTAAAAAGGCTGCTCAGGCTCGCGCTGACATGATTCGCAGTTTCAAGACTGACATCCTACGCGACCTTGGTACGCAAATGACTAAGGATACTCAGTCTGCTAAAGAGTATTCTACTAAGATTATGGACTGGATTTCTAAGGCGTTCCTAGATGGAACTTTGTCTAAGAAAACCGCTCAGGCTGCTCACGCTTTAACCCGTTCTTACACCGCTCAGTTAATGCCGATTATCGCGCAACATGAAGCGACTGTAAAGAGCCTTGAGGCTGCTCAGGAAGTTCTAACGAACAAGATTGAAGAGCGTCTTGACTATGTTCAGTCTGTTGTAGAGCGCTTTAACTCTAAACTGGCTATTGACGAAAAGACTACTGCGGCTGACGCTATCACTCAGTTGAAGGAACGTATCAAGCGCACTAAGGACTTGATTACGGCTATGGCAACCCTAACTAAGATGGGCTTGTCTGGGGACCTTTATCAGCAGATTATTGATTCTGGTAACCTTGAGTTTGCTCAGTCTGTTATTGCTGGTGGTGACGCTACCGTTAAGGAACTAAACACCTTGGCGGAAGAGGCTAATGCTACCGCGTTGAAACTGGGTACTCAGGCTGGTGACATTCTCTTTAATAAGGGTATTAATGTTGCTCAGGGTATTGTCGATGGTTTGACTGCTAAGAAAACAGAACTAGAGAATCAGATGAAGAGTTTGGCTCAGGCGTTTGCGTCTGAGTTGGCTCTTTTGGTTGCTGGTATTGTTATTCCTATGCCTGCTGCTGCAAGTGCTAACCCGTTGGATAATACTCTAAACAAGTTCACGCCTGAGGGTGAAGCCGCGTTTAAGGCTGCTCAGGATAATGCTCTTGCTCAGGCTATTGCTGCGGGTGTAACGCCTAACTATGTTGGCGAAAATACTGACATTAAGTTCTCTAGAGGTGTTACTACTGTCGTGTATAACGCGGCACCTAACACTTCGCTAGAGTCTGAGGCTGAACTACAACGAGCATTAAAAATTTCCGGAATGATGATGGCGGTATAAGGATACTATGACTAACTATTCCCTTACCGGTGCTAACGGTGATTCGGTTGTTTTTGATAATGCGAATTATGTTCTAAATTCGATTACTGGTCACGGCGTTCCTGCTACTAAGGTTCGCATTGACGAGTCTGCTGGTGCTGGTGGTACTTGGCGTTACAGTAAGCGCGGTGTTCGTAACATTGACCTCGCTGTAACTGTTATGGGTACGTCTGAGGCTGACGTTCAAACTAAACTACGTCGCTTGGACCGTATCATTCAAGATACTGCCGGTGCTACAACTCTTACAGTTACCTACGATGATGGTTCTAGCCTAAGCCTTGGAGTTCACTATACTTCTGGTGCGGAATCTCAATGGGGTGGCAATACTGAGGGTGCTATTTGGTGCCGCTGGGTATTGTCATTCAAGGCACCGCAACCGTTCTGGCAGTCAACTAACTCGCAGACCTTTACGGTTACGGCGGGTAATACTGGTCGTGGCTTGTTGCCTCAGTTGTCTAAACTAAAGGTTTCATCGTCGCAGTCGCTTGGTATTGTTAGCGTTGTTAATAACGCTGACGTGCCTTCGTATCCGGTTTGGACTATTCGCGGTCCTGTTGCGGGACTAGAAATTTCTAATGGTGTTCAGTCGTTTGGGTTTAATACTGCGGTTGCTGCCGGTCAGACTATTATTGTTAATACTGAGGCTGGTACTGTTGTCAGCGATACCGGTGCTAACAGTTACGGTATTTTGAACCCTGCCCCTAAGTTGTTTGCGTTCCTTCCGGGTACGTCAACAATCGAGATTAAGGCTACTGAGGCTTCTACCACATCGGCTACATATATTTCGTGTTCGTACGCGCTTCGTTACGAAGTTGTACATTAAGGGTAACTAATGCAGATTGAGGACCTAACAGTCGAAGTCCGTGACTCTACTAATACTCGTGTTGGTCTGCTAACCCCTGCGGATTTGGCTAAGGCTAAGTTTATTAGCAAGTTCAATAACGTTGGTACTTGGAGTGTTGAACTGCCGTACGGTCACGTTTTGGCTGACGCTCTTCGTACGCCGGGTGCTGGCATTATTGTTACTGGTCCGGACGGTGTTCTACTATCTGGTCCTATGGTTCAGTCGCAACTTGCTCAGACTATTGACGACCCTGAGGGTACTTGGACTATTACGGGTGCGGATGATTCAATCGTTCTTAGTGACCGTTTGGCTTATCCTTCGCCGGGTGTTGCAGATGTTACCGCGCAAACTGTTGCTAATGACATTCGTACGGGGTCTGCTGAGACTGTTCTAAAACAGTATGTTAATTACAACATTGGTCCGGCTGCTACTGCTACCCGCAAGGTTGCTAACCTTACTATTGAGGCTGACGCTAACCGCGGCGATGCTGTTACTGGGTCTGCACGTTTTGAAACTTTGCAAGACTTGTTTTACCCGCTGGCTCAAACTGGTGGCATTGGTTATACCGTGGAACAGGTTGGCACTAATCTACAGTTTCAGGTTTATGTTCCTCAGAACCGTACGTCTACTATTCGCATGGATTTGCAGAATGGCAAACTGTCTAAAACAGATTATGCTTACGTTTCGCCTAAACTGACTCGCGCTATTGTTGGCGGTCAAGGTGAGTCTGTTGAACGTTTGTTCTTGGAGGCTACTTCTAGTGATTCGGTTGCTGCTGAAACCCTATGGGGTCGTCGCATTGAATCGTTTAAGGATTCCCGTAACACTTCTGTTACTGCTGAACTTCAGCAGGCTGGTGAGGAAGCGCTAGTAGACAAAGGTAAGACGATTGTTAACCTATCGGTGGTTCCGTCTGACGATGTAAACATGAGATACGGTTACGACTGGGGTCTAGGCGACCTTGTATCGGTTATTATTGGTGACATTGAGGCAAGCGCTACCGTTACGGAAGTTGCTATAGGTATTGAGTCTGACGGTGTTCGTGTTATTGCGACGGTTGGTACGCCTACGCCTTTGAGTTTTGAGAGCAAACTTATTGCTGCTACTCAATCTCAGGATGTTCGCATCTCTAACCTTGAACGTAATACTACCGGTTATGGTGTTTCTACCCCGTATCAGCCTGCTGGCGGTACGGATGGTACGCAACCTACGTTTAGCGGTCCTGCTATTAGCGGGTCTTATACACGTTTTGGTAACATGGTTCACTTCGCTATAGATGTTGACTTTGATAACATTACCTCTTTTGGTACTGGGCGTTACTATCTTACGTTGCCTTATGCTGCGTCTCACAACTATTTCCTGCGTGATGGTTGCCTACATGATTTTTCTCCCAGTACTACTTATAGTATTGATGGTCAGGTGTTGGCTGGCTCTAACGTTCTTGAGTTTTATTCTCAGGATAAGGTTGCAAGCGGTGTAGAAGACGTGAACGTCACTTACAACTTCCCGGTTACTCTTACTACCGCAGTAGTCGAGTTGTAACCCGCCTGACCTAGAACAGGTGCAGCAGGTCGCCCGGCAGTAGTCCAAACACCAAAACGAGTACCCATAAAAGTACGCTTGTCAGTAATAGTAGACACCGAGGTAGCGCTCGTAGGAATAAGAACTTGAGCAAGTTCATACTGGTAAACACCCGCATCCGTCTGCGTTAGTGTAGGGGCAACCGGTGACGATGCCGGGGTACCAGCAACAACCGCCAACA